AAAGTGTAGTTCGCGGATCTGGACAATCCCAACTACTCTAACGCTATTGAGGAGCATCAGCATGAATATTTATTATCTTTATAAAAAGACTCACAATAAGACCGGTCTACAATATTTAGGTTATACTACTAGAAATCCATTTGTATACAAAGGTTCTGGAATAAAGTGGGGAGTACACCTATCTATATATGGTAATGATGTTTCTACAGAAATATTAGCAGAATCAACTAACAAAGAAGAAATACAGAAATTAGGCAGACAATTTAGCGAATTATGGGATATAGTTCGCAGTGACGATTGGGCAAATTCTATGAAAGAAACTTGCGGTGGACCTGGCGGTAAAAAAGGCATCGCAAGATCAGATTCTACGAAACAGAAATTAAGTGAAAAATTATCTGGTAGGAAACATACTCCAGAACAAAAACTTGCAAAAAGCATCAGACAAAAAGGAAAATCTAAATCAATAGAATGGGTAACCAAGATGACTGGGAGAAAAAACCCTTTAGTTGCACAAAAATTGTTAGGAAAAAAGAAGCCCCTTGTAGAATGTCCTTACTGTAAGAAATTCGGAGGTGTGTCTGCTATGGGCAGATGGCACTTTACAAATTGTGCTGAATATAATATAATGTCTAAATGAAAAATACCAGCGCTGGCATTTTCTTTTATTGCAATAATACCAAAAGATTTTTATATTTGTTGCGTAGTGATTCCAACCATAGCTGGGGTGTTCCGGGCGGAAAGATTGAGGGTAATGAATCACTATTTGAAGGATTAGAAAGAGAGTGTATTGAAGAAATTGGATATTTTCCTAAAGATGCTAAATTAGTTCCAATTCAAAAATTTGTCAATAATAATTTTACTTACCATACTTTTTTCTGCGCAGTTGATAATGAGTTTATTCCAAAACTAAACTGTGAGCATATAGGATATGCTTGGGTGGGAAATAATCAACATCCCAAACCAATGCATCCCGGGCTATTCAGCACGATCAATATTGATATAGTAAAAGAAAAACTAGAAACACTCACAAAATAAAAACGGGGCCTAAGCCCCGTTTTTACTAATCATTTCTGATTACGTCAAGCAGATAAAAACATTTGAACAGCTTCTAGACCTGTAGCACCTAATATCGCTGCTGCACCCATTAGCATCCATTTTATCTTTTCTAAACTAGATAATTTTTCTGCTAATTCGTCATGTTGTGATTGAGTAGAATTTTGGAATTCTTTCAAAATTACTTTTGTTTCATCCATATTTCTATCAAGACATTCATGAAGGTCTTTTATTTCTGATTTTAGCTCATCTACTTTTTCATCCAAATTTGAAACTTGGATTTGTAGAACTGCTATATCAGTTTCAGCCTTTTCAAATCTCTTTATTTTTCCTGTTGCTGCCGACATGACACCAATTATGCCTTATTGATAGTTACGATCGGATATGGTTGTCCGCCGTATGTATTAGCATCATAAGCAGTATTGAATGTTGAATATGCAGGAGCAGCGTTATTGATGTTTGCTGTCTCATTTGGTAGAGCAGTAACACCTGAGTCTGCTGTGAACAATTCAGCAGTATGATCGCTCAATGATTGAACATAAACAGTTGAACTATTTGCATATGTACCTTCAATGTTGAAAGTGTTTGGCAACAATGCTGTGTTTGCTACGTTAGCAGTATAGCAAGCTGCTGTCAAACCACTAGTTGTACCAGTGACTAGATACTTCTGCTTACCTTTCTGACGAACGATGTAACCTGCTTCTGGAGTACCATATGTATATGCACCGCCTGAAACGTTTGCTGCGGCATTTGCTGCGAATGTAGCGAATACTGCGTTTGCGTTTGCGATGTCATCGATAGTACCAAGAATGTTACCATCAACATCATATACGATTGTACCATCAACAAATGTGTTAGCAAAGTCAGTACCAACACCGTCTAGGTTTGGACTGTCATCTGCACAAGTGATTGTACCATCACCTGCTATACCGATACATACACCAACTAATACCTGACTACCATAGATTGCTGTGTTACCACCAACTACTGAGTAAGTATTTGCGTTTGTTGTAGGATAGCCTGCGCCACCAATTGGGTTGTTGAAATATGCGTCAACTACGCCGACTGATGCTGCAACTGTGCCTGATGCTGTTGCTAATGCAAATTGTGCATATGTTGGATTTGCTGAAAGTTGTGTTTCTGAAACAGTAAATGTACTATTGTTTCCTGCGTTTACAACTGATAGAATCCAATAAGTAGTACCTGCTACTAGATTACCGATATTAGTTGCAGGGATGAATGGCATACCAGCGATGATACCTAAATTAGTAAAATTAGCATTTGTAGTTACTAGATTTGTGCCTGTAGTTGTATTTGTGATTGTTACAACTGCTTGCGCTTTTGCGATTTTAAGTGGACGACCCATTGTTTTGTTCTCCTATATAGCCGGGTTCTAGCCGGTACGCGGCGGGGACCGCATAAACTCATAACAACAACGTCATGAGTATGATATATTTATCAAAAAATGCTGTTTTATTGCGCGAGATTATTCGCCGATGGGGGCGCCTAACTCTGTGACTGAGAATATACCTGAACCGCTAACGCTTATATATGCGATCTTATTACCTTCACCGACTATAAAACTATTGTTTACAGTATTTGCAGGAATTATTTCACACGCAGTTAGATTGGCAGTTGGGTTAGTGCCTACTGATACAGCGATTGCGCTGCTAGTAGTTGAAATACGGACCTTCTCAGTATTTGATGCTGCTGTCTGTTGACTTGATCCGCTTGGTGTATAGATTGCTGCTGCCATAATATTATTTATCTTATAGTCTTCCGACTACAACTTCGATAATTCCTTCTTCTCCGTCAAAGTTTTGTAATGCTTTGCCTATAACAGTTCCCATCTTAGGTTCTGTTATTGCTGCTTTGGCAAAACCACCACCGGCACTGACCATCATATCACCCTTGTAAACTTTGCCTTTTACTTTGCATGGTACACGACCTTGCAAGGCTATAATTGTAGGATGATCACATTTTAGCATACCATTCATAACATATGCAGGTTCGGCAGATACTATGCCGGCAACTTTATTTGTTTCGATACCTGCTATTGTAACTTCTTGTTCACCACCAAATGCTAATACTGTACCTACTGGATAGTGTTTATCCCCTGCATAATACTCAGCTAAGTCAGCATATGTTGATTGTAATCTTGAACCTGCAGTAAGGGTCCAATTACCAGTAAGAGTGCCTGCTGTTGTGTTAGCGCCGGTGCTAATGTTTGGTACAATCAATGTATTTGTAGTATAGTTATAAAGGAAACTTGCGTCGCCTGCAAAGTCTGTACCTGAATTGTATTGAACACTATAAGTTGTACCTGCAACAAGACCACCATTTGCTGTAACAGTATTGAAAATAATTATACCTGTGTTGGTAGGGTAAGATCCAAATGCACTAGTGTCGACAGGAGATAGCAGACCAGTATCTGTGTACAAATCGTATAATTGTATATTTCCTGCAACTGATTTTAGATAATAAATGTTTGAATTCAATACATCGAAATCGCTAGTTCCAATCATGTTGATTGTAATTTCAGTACCTTCGGCAAAAGGATAAGGTTCTACCAAAGTCATTCTTGCTGTAGAACTTGCACTAATTTCTTGTATGTCTTGTGTTACTATTCCTTTTGGACTCCAATTCAATCCACCTGATCCGTCGGTAGTCAACACATAACCTATGCCGCCGCCTTCGATAGCAACATTACTTACTTCACCTAGATTGATGTATCCACCAGCATTGCCGCCGCGATTGACCCAATTACTACCGTCAAATACTAATACTTCGCCATTGGCTACGTTTGCAGAAATATCTAAGTTACCTATTGCTCCGTCAATTTGACTAAAAGCAATATCGCTATATGCTGTAAGAACTTCTATGTTTTCTGTATTGCCTGTAGTTTTACCAATAAACAGACGATTTACATCTGCTGCAAAACCAAACTCGGCTTGATCAAGTTGCGGAAGATCGACTAAATCGCCGGATCTTTGCTGGATTTTAGAAATCTGTATGATTGACATAATTGTACATTTACCACTTAGTACAATTATTTATGCTTTTACACTATAGGAATTGACTATAATACTGGTCTAATTTTTTATACCATTCATTAGTGTAATAGTCGAATTCTTTACCCTCGACTATAAATTCTTGGTATTGATTATCAGCACTGCACATGAAGATTACACCCTTGCGTATCTTAGTGCCCCATACTTCGTTGTGTGCTAATGCGTAGGCTGCTAACTGTAAGAAATAGTCATCGATCCATTCGCGCTTTTTAGGCTTGTTTGTCTGCTTATGGTCCATGATCGCTTCAATATTATCATGTACACCAACAAGGTCAGTAGTTCCTGCATAGATTTCAGGGAAGTATAGACTGACTTCTGTACCCCAAAATTCCTGACAGTTTGACAAGCCTTTTTCTATAATAGTTTTGGCCATATTATGGCTTTGTATGCTATAAGGATTAGTTCCCGGCTGTCCTGCATCACCAGTCTTGATATGATTTTCAAGCCACTTATGCATCCGTGTTCCGCGACCAGCAGCCTCAGCAGTGATCTGCTTTGCCTTTTCTTCGCCTACACGTTTACGCCATTCATATAGTGCTTGCTTCTTTTCTTCTGTTTTAGTTGCATCCAATATTGTGGTGACACTGGGAACTGCATGTCCGTCTGGAGTCATGTATTTTCGTGATCCGTTTATGGTTTCACGTTTTAGTTCTTTGTATGGAAATTTGTTAGGTAAGTAAATCAAACTGTAAAACTCTCGCCGCAGCCGCAACGTCCTGTTTCATTTGGATTGATAAATTCAAAACGTTCGTTCAATCCTTGTTTTACATAGTCAATTGTAATGCCATCTAAAAATGTTTCTGCAAGTGGATCCACAAACAACGTGAATTTATCATAGTGTTGTTTCCAGCCATCAAACGGAAGATCGGCAAACTCAAGGGTATATGCGTACCCAGAACAGCCTGTTTTCTTCACGCCTACAATGATCCCTATGCCTTTGCCGCGCTGTTCTAGTTGTTCTTGGAATCTGTTTTTTGCTTTATCAGTTATAGTTAGTAACATTGAATATACTATAAACTAAGTGTTGTAAAAAATCAACAGTAATGGTTATTTTCCCATTGCCTTTTGTGCCATTTTATTGACTATTTCTTTACTTTGTTCAGGTGGTGGTGACTCTGGCTCTTTCTTTTCTTGTGGAAGACCTCTGAATACTACTTCACTTCCTTCTATGTTTCGTATAACGCTTTTCAACGGCTTTGTTTGAATCATGCTATACAAATCGTCGGGACTTAGTACCAAGTCAAACTTTCTAAAATATTGTAATAAGGTATCAAGATCCCAATTGTTGGTAATCTCGCCGCTTTCTAGTGCTGACTTTAGTTGGTCAGCAGCGGCGATAGTTTTTACCAAACGAGGATTGTCGCTGAATTCAAAAAGTCGCACGATTATCTCTTTTCGCGACCGACTCCACCTACTGGGGCTGCTTCTGGTTCTTCTGGTGGAAGTTCTGCTGTAATTTCTTCTGCTCCGGCAATCTCTTCACCGCCCGGAACTGTTTCTGCACCGACATCTGTGACTGCGATTTCTTCACCGCCAGCTGGTGCGCCAAGTGCTTCTGGGCTACCTTGACCTGTCATTTGGTTCAATGCATTCTGCAATGTAGTCTTGCTTTGGCTTAGGCATTGATTCAATGATGTCAATGCTTCGCTAGCAGCACTATTGAACATACCTGATTCATTTACACCAATTTCTGATTGTATGCTATCAGTCAATGCAGGTAGTTCTTTTACAAGCATGTCGTTGACTTCTTCGATCATCTTTTGTACTGAATTGATCATATCTTGAGCAGCCAAAATTACTTGTGACTTTTCTACTTCTTCGTTTTCTACTACGATTCTAGCAGTTTTAGTTGAAGCATAATGCTCAGTCAAAGCCTGACTCATGAATACTAACTTCATGTATGAAGGGCTAGTTTGATTTTCATAAAAGTTTGGCTTTTGTTTTGCTTCCTTTATCAAACCGTTGACTTTAGCCAACATTGATAAAGTCTGACTACGGTTCAATTTAGAAACATCAAATCCATAATCAAAGTTAGCTTTTAGGGCTATTGCTGCTGTATTTTGTTTATCTAATTCAGTAAGTTTCATGGTGTAAATTCCAATGTTATAGATATATTTATCAAAACCTAAATGTTTTTGTCTTGATTTTCGTTGAACTTCTTGCGTTGCCAATAGCGCGAAATATTAGCATATTTTTCGATTTCTTGTAACGCTTGCTTTTTCTTATATTTCCCTTCTGCTAATTTAGCAGAATATATGTACTTATCCTCATTATTCGTTTTTTCTAATAGTTTAGTATGTTGGGCTATAATAACGTCCAAACTGCTTATCAATTCATCTAGTTCGTGTATTCGCTTGACTTCTTTGTATTTGTTGTTTTTGTCAAATACACACCAAGTTACTGCATTACGTAATGAGGAAAAATGTAGATACTCTTGTTCGCCTGTAATGTTTACTTTGTATGTGTTATTTTCAGGGACTACTGTATATTTGCCAAAAAGGTTATAACTACCGTCATTTTCCCTAACGATAAAAAGATCGCTTATTTTTTTCTTCAGCGTTATTTTATCCATATTTTATAAAGTAAATATTTCTATATTGATCATCTATCTCTAGCTTACTATTTACTGATATTTTCATAGTATTAGTAATAATCATAGGTACATGTTCGCAGTCTTTATATAGATATCCTAAATCAACTATTCCATCTTCAAAAACACTTGAATGCTGGACCTCAAAATCAAAGGTCCATATTGTATGTTTCTTGTTATCTAAAAATTTGCTACCAAAATTAGCTGATTTATCTAAAGTTACACTAATCTGTTTAGGATCAGAAACTACGTCAGGTTGCGAACGTAAAGAAACTACTTGTAAAATAGTATCAAAATTACACTGAGTATTACGCTTTTGATACCATTCATTTACGTTTTCAATATCGTCCCCGGGTCTAGCACGATTCAATACACCCGTGCGTGTAATATCAAACAATGTATAACATGCTATCCTATGGCTCATCCTGTATTTACAGCAATAAAAAAGCCCGAGAATTTTACTTCTCGGGCCTTAGTCTTATCAACTAAAACTAACTATTAGTTAGTGAAAGTTGCTGATGCTGTTACAGTTACAGCGTTTGCCCAAGCTGGGCCTGGATCAGCTTCTAATGCAGCCACTAGAGCAGCAGTTGTCCATGCACCAGTTGGGTATACAGCAAATGCTAATGTGTCATTTGATGCGTCTGTATATTCATAGATGTGGATAGTTGCTAGCTGTTCAATTGCTTGGATAGCAGCAGTAACTTGAGTTGTAGTCAATGCGCCGTTTGCTGTTGCAGTGAAGAAGTCTAGTTTTGGGCCTTGTGGCTGAACTGTTAGACCTGATGAAACTGCGTTTACGCCTGTGTTAGTATAGTCTGGTTGATCTAACCATAGAACTGGTTTTAGGTCACCGTTGACTCTTGTAAATTGTGCCATTTTATAAATCTCCTAATGTTGTGAACCATATAGGTTCATACAATTATTTATGCCTGGCAATAAAAAAGTTGGATTTGGGCTATCTTTTTGCTGCTAGATTTTGACGGCTGAAACCCAATCTATCGACAAATTTCAAGCCCTGACTGACGAATCCTTCGTGACTTTGTTGGCCATTCTGTAGATAGCCTTTGACAGGTCCCTGTTCAGCAACCTGAGAAAGTTGATCAACTACATTCATTTTTAGTTTATAAAGTGCGACCCAAATAGTAAATAAACCAATTATTCCTTCTTTATTATTGTTCAAGTGTTCAGACAGTTTCTTCCTCATGCTATCTGTCATTGGTTCACTTTCAAAATAGTTCATGAAGTCCTCTGCTAAATTACTAAGGTTTCCGGACACTACTTTTTTGTTTATATACTTAGTAAATAGGCTATTGAATGAACCGCGCGCCTGCGGTGCTTTACCTAATAAATTTTCTACTGCCGGTCCATACTTTGATATTGCTGATTTAGCGTCTTGTACTAACGTACCGTCTATTTTGATGTTAGGTACTATAGGCATAGCACTAGGAACCAAAGCAACGTCTGTATTATTGTTCAATGGTCCAATAGTACCATTTAATGATACTGCTAAATCAGTAGGAGCAGTTCTTTCTCCTTCAGCAGTCATCTCCGCTGCTTTTTCAGGAGCGTTAGGATCTAAATATTGATGTATCGCAATCCCTGCAATTTTATCTGCTAACAGTTTTC